CGGGTGTGGGTGTAGGCGAAGTGGCACCATTCGCAGCCGAGACTGCACCGGTTCGACAGGTCGATCTCGACGTTCACCGGGACTGGCATCCCTCCGGCCTGGAGCACGGTGAGCCTGTCCATGTGCGCGAACAGCTTCCGTGCCGGGTCGATGAACGCCGTCACCGTCTGCCGCCGATCAGCGCATGGTCGAGCTGGCCGTCATCTACCGTCTCGATGTCGTACACGCGGAGGCCGTTTTCGTCGGCCAGACGGGCGATCAGGTCGGGGTCGTAGGCGATCGTGGTGTGCGCCGGCGTACTCGACCCTTCACGTCCGCCGTTCCAGACGAGCGGCCCTCTAGGGAGCGTCCGGTTGTCCATCCACGCCACCCCGAACCCCGAGAACCGTAGATAGCACCGGCCGTCCTCGGCAAGGACACGGGAGACGTCGTAGAGGACACCTGTGACGTCTCGGGCGTCCATGTGCTGCAACGCGAGGATCGAGTAGACGAAGTCGATGGAGCCGTCGTCCAGCGGGATCGACGCCCCGTCTGTCTGCCGGAACAGTGTGTGAGGGAACCGCTCACGCGCAAACCCAAGCATCTCCGCCGAGACGTCGATGCCGACCGTGACCGGGGCGTCGATCTCTCCGATGATCCGTCCGACCCCGCAGCCGTATTCGCACACCGTGGCGGTGTGGGCGGGCGCGTAGGTCATCACGAACCGTGCCAGGTCGCGGCCGACATCCCAAAACTCGTCGCCTGCCCTCCGGGTGTCGATCAGGAACTCTGCCTGCTCGATTGTTTGCGGAGCCCAGGACTCCGCGTAGCTGGTCACGCCGCCACAGCCTCCGGCCGTCCCTGCGAGATCTGCTGAGCCATGAAGCACAGCCGGTTCCACCAGTAGAACCGGTAGCCGTTCTCCCAGAGGGTATGGATGAAGTCAAAGTCGCCTTCGTAGCGGTGGCCCCAGTCGCCGGCGTGCCGCTGCCAGATCTCACGGGCGACGGCGAAGCATGAAAGGTCGACCTGGCGCTCGACCGGCTCCTGATCCCACGCGAGCGGCTGGACGCACTCACCGATGCTTCCCTTGAACATCACCACGTCAGGCCGTCCCTGGCCGTCCCAGACGCGCAGAAGATCCTCGGCGACCTGCGGGTCGACCAGCAGATTGTCGTCGCTCAGGACCATCACAAGGTCTCCGGTGGCCCGGTCGGCGTGGTTCGGGATGTCGGCGAACATGCCGCCGACGCCGAGACCGACGTGGTCGTGGACGATGATGTGCTCGACGGGGACGGTTTGCGCTTCGACGGACGCGACACAGTCGGCCAGCAGGCCGGGGCGCTGGAACGTCGGGGTGTAGACAGAGAGGCGCAAACCGCCCCGAGCAGGAGCTATTTCTTCTGCTGACGCAGGATCTTGTTCTGCTGTTTTTGAAGCTTGATCATCTTCTTGCGATCGCGGCTCCCTCTGGTCCCGACAAGGATCCACTTCGGGATGTAGAAGAGAAAGCCGCCGAGCGCGAAGAACACCACGAAGAGAAAACGCCGGATCATGATCGCAATCGTACGACAGCAGCCACGACGCGCCAAGACTCATGCCATCGCCCGGACCTTCTCGATCCGCTCGGCCGGGTAGCCGGGGAAGGACAGGACGGCCCGCTCACCGTCGAAATGCGACAGGTCGTCGGTCTGCAGCCAGCCCTCGTCCACGGCCTGCTGGTAGAACGGCGTGCCAGGCTGCGGCGTCGACGTCGACACCTGCCACCGCTGCATCAGACCGTCCGCCGCCCACCGGCGCAGATCGGCGATCGTCTGCAGATCCGTCTCCTCGGTCGCCCCGGGCGCACCGATCTGGAACGTGCCGTAGCAGTCGATCCCAGCCGTGCGGCACCAGCCCATGAACCGCTCGAGCCGTTCCAGGTGCATCGTCTTGCGGATCTGCTTGCCGACAACCTCGCTGGTCGACTCGACGCCGAACCGGATCTGCCGGTAGCCCGCTTGGGCGAGCAGCTCGACAAGCGGCTGGGTGTAGTTCCAGTAGCCGCACATCGCGTCGTAGGTGAAGCAGTTCAGACCACGCTGTATGAGCCGGGTTGCGAACTGCTCGAGCCATTGCGGGTTCGCGTTGTGTGCTTCCTCGTTGAAGAAGCAGCCGTTGAACCCGTCGTACTTCACCGCCAGGTGTTCGATCTCGTCGCACACGTTGTCGACGTCCCGCTGCCGGTGCGACTTGTGGCTGTTGCCGTGGCCGCCGTAGTAGAGAGGGACGACACAGAACGTGCACGCCAGAGGGCAGCCGCGGGTCGGGTAGACCTGGATCAGCCCCGGGACGGGGTTGCTCATCTCGGAGTAGTCGATCCGGCTGATGTCGGTGTCTTCCGGCCAAGGGAGGAAGTCGAGGTTGATGTAGCCGGGCGCGCCGGGCAGGTTGCCGGTGACGGTCTCAAGGACGTTCAGTTCGAACTCGCCGCGGAACGTCTTGTCCCACCCGTCCTTCAGGCACCGGTTGGGGTCGTAGGTTGCGAGCGGCCCGGTCAGCCAGATGTCGCAGCCGGTGCGCTGCTTCACCGCGAGCGCGGCCCTGGTCATCGCCGGATACGTCAGAGCGGAACACTCGGTGATCAGCAGCTTCGGCTTTTCCGCCGCGATCACGTCGGCGTACTCGTCAGCGCCGAGCAGGTCGAGGTTGCCGTCGAGCATCTTCACGTTGTGGTCTGTGTCGCGCTTCAGCAGCGACGAGAGGTAGGCGAGCTCGTAGGGGTAGTAGGCGAACGGCCGGTCGCCTTTGACCGCGGAGTCCCACCGGGACGGGAACAGGATGACTTGTTGGCCGTTGTCGAGACGGCCGATGCTGTTCGCGACAACGATCTTCACGCCGCGACCGCCATCGCTTCGTCGGCCCACTGTCGCATCACCGCGGCACGGTCGTCGTGCATCGTCGCGTGCCGGAACCGCGGACGCTCAACAACCTCCGGGTCGTTCCGGTGCGGGTTCCATTCCTTGCCGAGGAACGCCGTCCGCGCCACCAGCTCGCCAGGGTCCGCGAGCGTCAACGGGTAGCCGCGGTAGCCGAGCAGTTCGCACATCGCGGCCTGCTCCCACCACGCATGGTTCACGTAGTCACGCATCGACCAGATCCGCTCGAGCCACGGCCGCATCGGCTGCCGGACAAGCCACACACCGCAGTTCGGAACCTCTCCGTCCTGGGTGTGGTGAGCCACGAGCGCCTGCCACTTGAACCCCGGAACCGTGATGTCCTCCGAGTCGTCCACGATCACGACGTCGGCGTCGAGCCACAATGCCTGCTCGTACTCGTCCAACGCGGCGAGCAGCGCCGGGATTTTGTGCCACGAAGCCGGCCGCGGACACTCCAACTCCGCGACGACGATGTCGTAGCCATGCCTTTCCGCGAACCGTTCGAACGTCGGCATCGCGATGTCGAGCAGCTCGATATGCGGGCCGGTCGCGCGGGTGACGATCGCCTTGCTCATGCCGCCACCGTCTTGCCGCGGTCCTTCGCGCGCCGCTGCTTCCGGTTCAACGTCACCGCAGGCAACGAACCCCCGCCCAGTTCCTGCTCCAGCAACTCGAGCGCAGGCTTCCAGTACGTCTCCACGACAACGTCGGCGTCGTACTGCATCGCGAATTCGCGCGCATCAGCACGCACATCCACGTCACGCTGGTCGTAGGCGGCTTCGAACGCGTCGACGATCTCGTAGATCGACGGACACATGAAGTCGACGCCGTGGCCGCAGTCGTACCAGGCGTCACCCTGAACCTTCCAGCCGACACCGCACAGCTCCGACATCGCCGTCCAGTCCGTCACGATGACCGGCACACCGCACGCCTGCGCCTCGACGATCGGGATCCCGAAACCTTCACCGTAGGACGGGTTAGCGAGCACATCCATGAACGAGTAGATGTGCGACATCTCCTTCTGGCTGATATCGCCCATCAGGTACTTCGTCTGGTCGATGAACGCAACCGCCTCCGACGGGATGCCGCACTGCAACGCAGCGGCGGGAAGGTTGATCCCGTCGAACATCCCCGACTGTTCGCAGTGGAGGTACAGGAACGTGTCGGGGTGGCGGCGATGGAACTCCGCGAACGCCCGGAACACCTGCGGAAACGCCTTCCTCGGCGGCGACGAACCCTGGTTGTTCGCGACCATCCCGACCACGAACGCGTCCTCCGGGATCCGCATCGACTCCCGGATCTGGTTCCGCGACTCCCGCGGCTGCATCACTTCCGTGTCGACCCCGTGCGGGATGTACCACGGGTCGAATCCGACCTCACGCATCTGCTCCTCACCGAACCGCGACATCGCGATCTTCCGCGTCGCGAACCTGTCCAACGCATCAGCAACAGCCGGCGGGATCGGATCATGGTCAACCGGCGCCCACGCCGCCAAGTTCAAACCTTTGAAGTCGGCGATGCCGCCACGGGTCGGGTCGATCCACGTCCACGCGTCCATCAGCGAGATCACCTGCACGTCATCCAGGCTGCCGGTGTCGGAGAAATGACGGACGTAGTGCGGCAGCATCTTCTTCCCGAGCCCGGTGATGTCCTGCGGATACACCGGCATGTCACCCCACCGGCCCATCCCGCCCTGCAACCCGAAGAACGCCGAGATCGCGATCTCATGGCCGAGCGCCTGCAGCCGCGGCAGAAACAGCGCCGTCTGCTGGCCGTAGCCGGTCGGCGCCCACGGCGCGTTGCTATGCCACATGATCTTGATTTAGACCACCTCCGCCGCCGTGCGGGTCTCGCCGGGGTTCTCGACCGCGGCCTCGACCCTCGAGTCGCCGTCACGTTCGAACGAGTCGCGATGGAACCTCAGCAGCGAACTGTCCTCCGTCACGCGGGTGCGGCCAGCCTCGACCGTGCACACGACCCCGTCGATCACGCAGGTGAAGGACCGTGTCGCGACGTACATCCGCCGGATGTCTTCTCTCATCGCTCGTGTCTCCGTTTCCCGGTTAAGTGGGGGAGGGCCACCGGGACCGGACCCTCCCCCAGAACACTGCCCCGAAGGGCAGCCCCGTGAGTCGTGCCGTCCCGGTTACTGCCTCTTGAGCGTCTTGAACGCCAGCTGCGTCGTCACACCAGCCGTGTTCCGCCAGTGCGCGTAGATGCCACGCTGACCCGTCGGCGTCATCGCCGTCCCGAACACCGTCGGAACCAGTTCGGCGTTCATGCCGATCCGCTCCACGATGTAGAACTGCGAGAAGTCGCCGATCGTGAACACCGACGACCCTGTCGCCGTCGAGCTCGACATCGTGCTGAGCTCATAGGTCGGGTAGTCGAGCAGCCTCGACGGGGTGCCGTCGCCGAGCTGAACCCACAGGTTCGCGCCGCCGGCGGTGTCGAGCTGCCTGACCTTGTTCAGGTACGCCTTGTTCGCCAGGAACGACGCACGAGGACGCCACCGCGGCGCGAGGGCTTCCTCGATCGCGTAGATGTCCCGGACGTCCATCGTTCCGGTCGAGTTGACCGAGTTCACGACCGCCGTCGCGCCGACAAGAAGCCCCTGCGGAGCGTTCGAGCCGTGACCGAGACCGGTCAGGAACTGCGTTGCCTCGAGCGTGTCCTTCGCATCGGCGAGCTCGCGCGCCATCTCCGACTGCAGCGCCGGCCAGTCCTCGTCCTCCTCGACGGAGAACGGGATCCACGCCTGCGCCTTCTCCACATCCCAGACCGGCTGCGTCAGCGTCGGGCTGTTGTCCGACGTCGCGGTGTTCTCAGCCGAGTAGGACGCGGTGATGCCTGCGGAGATGACGCCCTCGTAGTGGTTGCCGGTGATCGGGATGACCCGGCCGATCGTGCGGAGCGGGTTCACGACACCGTTCGTCGTCAGGATCACGGTCGGGTCGAGCACGACCGGGATCGGGTAGTTGCCGCCCTGCGAGCCGAGGCCGAGCGCGCGCAGCTCGTCCTGGTCGAGACCGACGGTGTTCCCGCGGATCGCGGCCTTCATGAACGCACGCAGATACGTGCGGTTCGACGTGTGGATGAACCTGCGGGCGACCGACTTCTCGCGGTCGTCGCACTCCTCGAGCAGGTACTCCATCCGCTCCTTCGACTTCGCCGCGTCGCCCGTCGGGATGTACGCGCTGTCGACGATCCGGCGTGCTCCCTCGCCGTACGCCTCGTTCAGGTCGTCGAGGTTGTTCGAGAGCGACCGGTAGCCGGCGATGTCCGTCGGATCCTCCGGCACCTTCGACGCCCGCCGGGTCTGGAAATGCGCGCCGGTGAAACGGGCTTCCGTCTCCGTCTTCTTCTCGTCCGTCGAAAGCGACTCGATGTACGCGTAACGTGCCTCGCGCTCCTCGATCCGCTTCCTGGTCTCCGCGAGCTCGACCTTCAGCCGATCGAACTCCTCCTCGACGTCAGACGGGAAGTCGCGGTTCTCGTACTCCTTCGCAAGCTCAGTCGACCGGGCCTTGACAGCCTCCTCGTGCGACCGCAGCTCCTCGAGAGTCATTCTCTCGTCCATCACTTTCCCTTTCGCTCTGATGGGTTAGGCGCGAACCTGAACGTGAACGGCTCCGCCTCTGACTCTTGAGTGGTGGCCTCGGAAGGCTCCGGCTCTGTTCCCCGGTTCGCGTCGATCCTGGCTTTCGCCATCGCTGACGCCATCCCGTCCGCTGTCCCGTTGTGCGTGTGGCAGACATCGCCGCCGGTGTAGCCGGCTTTGCCGTCGACCGAGCACGACGAGACTCCGTCGGGCATCTCAGACACTCCCGGAGGCATGTCCGGCATCTCGGACCCGCCTGGTGTGTCTGCGCGAGTGGTGTCCCCGGAGGGACCCGGCTCGCCAATCTCTCTTGCCGTTCCTGGCATCGAGAAGCTCACCGTGAACGGCTGCGTGTTGACAGACGCGCGCTGCGCGATCATGTCCGCGAGCCGCTCCAACATCTCGTCGCCGCCGAGAAGCTGCTTCTCCAACATCGTGTCGGTGATCGACCTGACCCCTGCCGTCGCGCCGGCGTAGGCCGGGAACGTGACCGGGCCGAACTCCATCACCTGCGCCTCCGTCACCGTCCGCTCCGGAAGACCACGCGGGTTGTACTCCGACCGCGACGGCCGCGACACATAGTCCTCCTGCAACACACGGAACCGGAACGACGACCCGTACAGGCCAGCCTCGAGCCCCGGGATCAGGTCACGGTTGTACGAGGTGTCAAGAAGCGACACCGCATACGCCGCCCCATACGCGTCAGGGGAGACAGACCGGATCGGGCCGAGCACCTTGTTCCCGACCGTCGGGTCCTTCCCGTGGTCGAACAGCACCTTCGGCGTCCGCTCCGTCAACGTCTTCACCATCGACGTCGGCGAGAACCGCTCCATGAAGTTCCCCTCGACCGCAGACCGGATCTCCGTCCACTGATCCCACACCGCGAAATGCCCCGTCAGCGTCGGCATCCCACCGTCCGCGGACCGCTCGAGCCCGATGTCGTTGATCGCCCGGTACAGGTTCTCCCTCGGAGGAGCAGACGGCACGCTGGCGCCCACCTCCTGCGAGGTGTCGTTGTCGACAACACTCATCCGTTACTCCTTCCGAGAGCGGGCCGCGGTCACTTCGCGGCCCCTGCAGCCGCCGGCTGCTGATTGTTGTTCCCGTTCCCGTTCGCTCCCGGTTCAGGCACAGCAGTGCCCGTGAACAATCCCTGCTTCGGCGTCTTCGACGCGGGCTGCAGCTGCACCGAGAACAGTCCGGTATGCACCAGCTTCGAGAAGTCGCCCGACGTCACCGCGCTGACAACCGAGTCGGAGTCGTAGCCCGCGTCGACGAGCTGCCGGATCGTCTGCGCCTGCGTGAACTGCACATCCGCGCCGTCCTTCTGGTCCTCCTTGATGAACGCGATATCGCGGTCGTCGTACCAGAGCTCCGCCCCGCCGGGGACGTCGATGATCCGCGCCAACGACCCCGCCATGTTCCGCCACAACGGACGCATCGTCCCGTCAGCGAACCTGCGGCGGGCCATCCCGTAGTTCGAATACGTCGCCGACTCCAACCCCTCCGACAGCCCAACAAGGATGGGCGGCACACCGGCAGCCGCGGCGATCCTCGTCTCGCCGGCGCCCTGCACACGTTTGAAGTCGACCTGCTCGAGATCCTTCCCGACCACGGTGGCGGAGTGTCCCGCACCGAGGAACAGCGTCTTGTACGCGTTCGACGCGCCCTCATGCTGCTCACGGAACATCGTGATCCAGTCCGTGAACTTCTTCAGATCGTCGGCGTTGATGTTCACGACCATCTGCGGTGTCGCGCCGTTCTCGAAAAACATCAGCTTGTGCTCCGTCGCGGCCTTGTCACCCATGACCTCCCGGACGATCGGGGCAAGCCACGACATCCCCCGGAACCGCGCCTCCGGATCAGGGATCGGCGCGAAATGCGCAACCTCGTTCGCAGCCAACGGGATCGGGTCCCGGCCAGCCCCCGGGCCACCAGGCTGATACAGGTAGCCGATCACCTCCGCGTCGATATCCCACACCGTCGACTCCCGCGAACCCGGCACACCACCAACGATCCACGTCCAATCCGGCCGCAACGGGACGATCCTCTGGCCGCGCCGCGCTAAATACGCGTTCCCTGACAGATCCGCATACTGGATCGCACGCGCCAACATGTCCCCAGTCGTCGCACCCGACCACGGCGTCTCCAACGGCTGCAACGCCTGCGTCCCGAACAAATCACCAGGACGCCCATCACGCAGCTGACGGAACTGGAACCTAGCCTCGCAGAACAGCAGCATCCGCACCAACATGCACGCGAACACCGGCCCGTTCGTCTTATAGGCCGCCCTCGCCAGCGACTGGAACTCCCACCCGATCGACTCCTGCTTCGCCGTCGGCAGCGTGTACTGCATCCCCGCCGACATGAACGGGTTGAACATGTCCGCCCACTGCTGCATCGAGATCACCGGCCAGTCGGAACGCTCCTTCTCCACACCGGCGATCCGGCGCATCAAGCCGCGGGCGTTCACGCGAACGCCACCATGATCTCGCCGGCCGGCTGCGCCGACGTAGCCGCCACATGCACCATCGCCGCCGCATCCAAAGCATCAATCACCCGCATGTCCTGGTTACCGCCCTGCCGCGTCTTCGACACACGCGCAAACCGGGCATCACCACGCGGCAACACCTGCACCACCGCGTTCATCACATGCCTGGTCAACCCACGATCCCCCGTGTGGAACAACCAGCCCTCACGCAACGCAGACGTGAACGAATCGTACTCCTCAACCTTCCCCGGAATCGACTGCGTCCTGACGATCACATCAACACCGAGCTCCCGATCAATCCACTGCGCCTGCGGCTCCGCGTCATGCGGATCCATCACAACCGCGATGATCGGGTTGCGCTCATGGATCTCCTCGAGCGCCCGCTCGATCTTCCGTCCATCCAGCATCGTCCCGTCGCGCGGCGGCACCAGAATCGTCGGCGCGCCAAGCAACCGGAACTCGGCATCGCGCACCCACAACGGAACGATCGCCGTCGTGTCCCACGACCAGCCGACATCCAGACCAACCCACACCGGCGCACCCTCCGGGATCTCCTCATCCGACCTCTGCCGCAACCAGTCCGCCTCAGCGATCGCTGCATGACCGCCACGAGTCGGCAGGTTGCACACGAACCGCGACCAGTGCTGCGGCGTCATCGTCGGCGAACCATGCTTCGCAGCCAACCCCTCAACCGTGATCGACGGCAACGGATTACACCGCTTCACCGCCTCCATGTCCTCCGGATCGCCGCCCTCCTCAAGCGCGTACTCATGGAACAGAATCCGGTCGGAACGACACTTCGTGAACCCCGGCATAGAAACAAGAACCGGTGTCTCCTGACGGATCCGCTCACGCGTCTCCTCGAAGTCGCCGCCAGGCTCGCCAGCCGTAGAGATGATCACCAACTGCGCCTGCCGCTTATCCAGCTTGCCGCCCCACGTCCGGTACAGCTCCAACGTCTTATGCCGGTGGAGCTCGTCGAGGAACGCGTACGGGTACGGAATGATCCCGTCACCCGTCCCAGCGTCAGCAGCATGGATCTCGATCGACCCTCCAACATCGCCCCGCTTCGTTCGCCCCGGCAAGCGAATGTCGATCCGCCGATACCCATCGAACGCATGGAACTCGACACCCGGATCGTCAAGCCGCGACCGCCGCAGAAACCCCTTCGCCTGCCTATACATGATCCGCGCCTGATCACGCGACGACGCCGCAACCGGAATCAACGCATCCGGCGCGAACCGCAACCCATACAACGCCAACAACGCAACCAGCGTCGTCTTCCCGTTCCCCTCCGGAATCACCAGATGCGCCTCCGGCGTCCCATCGAACAGATCCTCGACAAACTCGAACTGGAAGTCGTTCAGCCGGCACTCCTCACCGTTATCGAGCACACAACGCCGCGACCACGCACCGAAATGCGAAATCGTGAACGGCTCAGCCGGCAAGACGCCTCACGAGTGTGTTTCGCCGCGAGTTGGCGCGGGATGCGGCGTGGTCTGATGGTTCACGATCGACCACCGCCCCCCTCCTATTGCTGCGTGGTGCGTCGATGGCGCCGGAGCAGTTGGCGCAGCAGGCGCGTGCTTGGTAGATGGTTGCTGAGCGGTGGTCGCCGTTCGCGGCGGGGTCGAGGTGTGTGTGGGTTGCGAGCGAGGTGCAGCCTGGGAGTTTGAGTTCGCAGATGCCGTTGGCGATGGCGTAGCGGAGTTGCCGGATGCGTTGCCAGTTGGTTGAGCTGTAGCCGTAGGCTTTGACGCGGGCGTTGCGGCGTTGGGCGTCGGCGGCTTTGTGTTGGGGGCAGCGGCCTTTGAGGACGAGCCGGGTGCAGCCTTGGGTGGCGCAGTGGCGGAGGATGGGCATGAGAAAGCCGCCTTGGTGGGCGGCTGAAGTGGCACGTCGGGCGCTGCTTGCGTGCGTGCCTTTTGGGCTCGTCCGCGGCCGGGTCGTGTCACCGGTTGCGGTGAGAATAGCGCGAGTCCCGGTTGTTGCGCAAGAGCTCGGCGACGGGGTTGGTTCCGGGGACGGTTGAGCCGATGCCTTTGGCGGTGATGGGGATCATGCGCATTTGGCGGTGGCGGACGTCGGGGTCGTCGGGGTCGGTGGTGCGGCCGGCGTTGACGTGTTCGGTGGTGGTGGTGTCTCGGTCGTGGAGTTGGGCGAGGTGCTGGTCGAGGCGACGGGTCGTCGTGGTGGCGTGCGTGGTGGTGCGGTAGCGGGGGAGGAGGCGGGCGTCGTCGGTCATGCGGCTTTGTCCTTTCGGAGGTAGGGCTTCATCTTGCGGAGGGCGGCGTCTCGGTGTCCTCGGACGGTGGCTTCGTGGAGGTCGAGTGCGGTGGCGATGCGTCGGATGCTGTGGCCGTCGAGCCAGTGGCGGAGGACGCGGAGTTGTTTGGTGGTGAGGATCTGTTCGGCGATCTGGAGGAGTTCGGCTTCGGTGCGTTGGGTCATAGGTCGTTCCAGTCGCCGTGGCCGTTGGTCGAGGGGATGTATTCCGGGTCGGTGGTCGGGTCGTAGATCGAGTCGTCCGGTGGTGGGTGTTCGTACTCGTGGATCGGGTCGCCATCGGCGAGGTGCGGGCTGAAGTCGTCTTCGGCCTGGGCGGAAGTCGCACATCGGCCTCGTCCCCCGTAGGGGGGGACGATGGGGCCGAAGTGGACGGACTCAAGGTCGAGGCGGAAGTCGGGCCGAAGTGGGGCCGAAGTGAAGGGTGGGGGTTCTTCGGACTCCCGATAGGGCCTGACGAAGGTGTAGAGGACGCTTCGGCGGGGGCCTTGCTGCTGGCTGGCGTAGCCGTCTTCGACGAGGATCTGCAGGGCGGTTTCGATGGCTTTGTCTTTGCCGGTGATGCTCTTCTTGATCTCGTTCGTGGACGCCGCGGTCGGGTGTTGCTCGAGGTAGACGGACACCTTTTGCATGAGCACGGTGGGGCGGAAGCGGCCGGGTTCGTCGTGGCTTTTGTCGGGCTCGATGCGGTAGGCGATGTGGGCGGCGGTGGCGTCCATGAAGAGCCGTCCGAGCGCTGGCCGTGGCAGGTAGCCGGGGCGGTCTTTGTGGACATTGAGGAGGCTTCTGCCGGTGCCGCCTTTGCGGAGGGGTTCGAGGAGTTTGAAGCCGAGGTGGACGATCGCGCCGGAGGCTTTGCGTTCGCTGCCGCTGGCGTATTTGCCGCGTGCGTCGGGGTTCTTGACGACGTGGTCGAGCATGACGGTGGCGGCGCCGGCTTGGCAGATCGGGTCGGCGATGGTGCGCCAGAACGTTTCGACGTCGGTGACGGAGTCGGGGTTGAGGCCGTGGAGGTTGAGGATGGGGTTGAACGCGTCGATGACGAAGAGGCGTGCGCCGGTGCCGTCGACGAGCTCCTGGAGTTCGCCGACCTTGGCGGGGTTGAGCGGTTCGGACGGCTCGATGTAGTGGAAGCTGTCTTCGATCTGTTCTCTCTGGGCGCCGATCAGCTCGAGCCGTTCGAGCATGGCGCCGGCGCCCATTGCGTCGAGGTCGGCCCAGACGACGGGGAATCCTGCGTCGAGCTCGGCTTTGCAGAGGATGAGGGCGAACCAGGTCTTCATGGATTCGGTTTCGCCTGAGAGGACGGTGCGTTTGCCGGGGTAGAGAAGCCCGCCGATAGCGGGTGGCTCCGGGGGGTTGGCGGCGAGCTGGATCAGGTTGAGCGGCCGCCAGGAGTGGTCGGGCTTGTCGGCTGGTGGTGCTGCCGGGACGTCGCGTACTTCGGCGAGGGTGATGACGCGGTCGGTGCTCATGCTGCGCTCCATATGAGGCCGTAGCGCCGTGCCCAGTGCTGGTCGAGCGCGGACACCGGTACTTGCTGTCCGTCGAGGAGCGCCCGGAAGACGATGGTGTTCGGCGCGAGCTGCATCGCTTTGCCGATCTCGAGGCTGAGCTCGTGGTTGGCTTCGTAGTCGGCTCGGCGTCGGGCTTCGGTCTCCAGCACGACGCGCTCGAACCGGTCGCCGGAGCGAACGTCCGCGCGTTCGACGTCGGCCATGTATTCGTCCCACGACGTGTAGTCGCCTGGTGGCGCTGCGCTGCCTGCCGGTGACGGCTGCCGTTCGACCCCGTTCGCCAACGGGTCTATCCGAGCCGGATGGTGGTTTCGGTGTGGACGGTGACCTTGACGGGCTTGAAGCTGCGGGCGGGGATGGCGCGGTAGACGCCTTCCTTGCTCCCGGCCGCTTGCTTGATCGCGTCGTTGGCCGATGTTGCTCTCAGCGTCTTGACGACCGAGTGCGTTCCGGCGAGCGTGTTCGCGGAGTTCGGGTCGGAGGTGTTCTCGCGGAGCACGACGTACTCGGTGAGTGTCTTCGTTTTGGGCGGTGCGGCTTCTGCGGTCACGCTGCTTCGTTCCTTTCGGTTGGGGGCTAGGCGGCGATCTCTCGCCGTGTGGCTGTCTCGAGCTCGTAGGCGCCGTCGGGGTAGGAGCGCGACGCGAGGATCTGCGCGAGCTGCTCGAGGTCGCTGGGGCGGGCGATGTAGGCTTCTGCGCCGGCGCCGATGAGGTCTCGGATCCACGCGACCTGCTCGGGGGTGGGCTTCGTCTTTTCGCGTTTCAGCTCGAGGTAGATGACGCGGTCTCGGTCGCGGACGAGGACGAGGTCGGGGAACCCGTGCGCGGATCTGCGGGAGTCGTGGGTGTGGTAGATCCGCCAGCCGAGTTGTTTCGCGAGGTCGGTGACGGTGCGTTGCCAGTCTTTCTCGAGGATGTCGGCGAGCGGCAGGGCAGGTTTCATGGCCCGGCTTCTTTCCAGAATTCGTCGTACTGCTCCCGGCTTAGTTCGAGCTCGACCTGCTGTCCGTCGAGGGTGATGCGGAGTTGGCCGGTGCCGGGGTCGTCGCCGTCGGGGAGGTATTGGAATCCGACCGGGCCGATCAGGAACGCGGTCACGCGGCCACTCCGGTAGGCTCCGAGTTGTCACGGTTCCTACTGCACGGAGGTTTGGGATGGAGAACTTCAGCCCCGCCGAAATCCACGAACTGCGCCGGATGCTGGCCGCTTTCAAGACCGATTTGCCCCAGCACGAACTTGGCGATTGGAACATCGAGATCGAGCCGAACCGAGTGACCATCGAGGACGAACGGCAGAACACACTTCGCATGGGGCGAGTCGGGTTCGGCCATGCTCGCGGCGACGCTCGTTGCACGCGATGCGGTCTCTTCTTCAGGAGCGACTTCTCGCCCTGGGTCAGAGAAGAAGAAGGCGATCACTCGGAAGTAATCGCTCAGATCAAGGAGAACGTTTTGCGTAACGCACAGCGCAGCGGCCCTTGCTGGGGCGGCATTCCACAGGCGCCTTCGAACGACCGATGGGTTGCAGCTCTCGACAGCGTTGCGGCCATGCAGGAACCGTGACAAGTCTCTGCCTCTAGCCGCACCGACTGAGCGCCCTCCGGGGCGTTCGTCGTTCCAGGCCATCTAGTAGCCCTCCGGGAACTCGCCCGCGTCGCGCGCCGCTCGTTTCGCTGCGGGGTCGACCCACACGTAGTAGAGAACCCGATTGCCGTCGCGGCGGCCGCGGCGCTCAACCAGCCCCTTCGACCTCAGCGCCGACCCGACC